GGTCACATGAGTTCTTGGATGGCTGCAGATAAAGAAGAAAATGAAAAGAGTGTAATGGCTGAAATTCTTGCTGAAATTGAAGGTTCTTATGACCCATCAATTTCTCAAAATGACAGTTCTTTTGGTTATTCTGAAAATCTAATGGCTGATGATGAAGATGATTCTGAAGTAGCATCTATGCTTTCATCTATGTTAGCAGATGAAAAAAAGAAACTAGCCTCCAGAAGAAGAGCAAGTAAACCTGCTGAAAAATCTTCTGCTAAAGGCAAAGTTTCTCAAAAAGAAAAAGATGCTGAAGATGAAGAAGAAGGTAAAGAATCTGATGACCCTATGGGATTAGATGCTTCTGAAAAAGAAAAATCTGCTATGGACAAAAAATTAGCATCTTTGTTTGCTAAATTTGCTGAAGATGATGAAGCTGATGAAGAAGAAGCTGATGAAGAAGAAACAACCTCTTCTAAGAAGAAAGCTTCTGCTAAAGGCAAAATGTCTACTAAAGGTGAAAAGAAATCCACCAATAAAGATAAATTAGCTGAAGATGATGAAGATGCTGATGCAGATAAAGAAAAAGCTTCATCCAGAAAATCTTCAAAAGGTGACAAGAAATCTTCACCTACACCTAAGAAAGCATTTTCTTGGAGATTAGCTGAAGATGAAGAAGAAGAAGATGCAGATGATGAAGAAGATGCAGATGATGAAGCAGATGAAGAAGAAACTCCTAAAAAGAAAGCTTCTTGGAGATTTGCTGAAGAAGAAGATGTAGAAGAAGAAGATGCAGATGATGAAGAAGATGCAGATGATGAAGCAGATGAAGAAGAAGAAGAAGAAGAAAAACCTTCTAAGAAAGCTTCTTTCTCTCCAAGACCTTCTTTAAATTCTCGTAAAGCATCTGTAAAGACTCTTGGGAACATCTCTCGTACAGCATCAAAGTCTGATTCTAATGAACTTTCAAAGTTATGGGAATCTGCACCTGATGTAAGCAAGTATTTTAACTAATAGTTGCTCCACTCTTTATAAAGTTAAAAGAGTTTAAATAATTAACTTTAGAGTTTGAAGAGTTTATAATTTTTCAAACAAAAATAAAAATATAGTCGGTTATTTATAATAATCTATCTATATAAAAGAGTCATATATATGAGTATAACTCTAAAACTTTCTTTTTAACCCTTCCACTTCCCTTGAAAACAGGGAGTAGACCTACATAGGAGAATAACTATGGCTCTACTTGGACAAGCTAGTGGTGGTTTTACTGAAAGCAACAGTGCTTTGCGAATCCTTCATGTTGGTGTTCGTAATACTGTAACTCAGCTCTCTGCTGATGCTTTCACACAAACCAACCCTCCTACACAAGCAACTCATGTTACAACCGCTTCTGGTTTCTCATCACAAATTTTTGGTGTGTTGAGTGGTTCTGTTGCTTTTACTAGACCTGATGCTGATACAGCAACTGCTAACGGTGTTATCGGTGGTCCTAAAGCAGGTGATGCTGAAGATCATCTGCAAAGACCAGTTGGTATTTTCATTAATACCGCTAACGGTCAAGCATTCACCAATCAACCTGGTATCGCTTCAAATCGTGGTCCTTATGTATCTGCTCAAGGTACTTATGCTAACAAGCTCTATGAAACCAAGATTCTCACCGCTGGTGGTGATGGTGTCGCAGGTACTACTATTACCTATGTTATCGGTAGTGAATTAGCAGCTTCTATTAATGGTTACTTAACCAGCCATGTTAATACTGGTGCTGATGACCTTCATGATATCGCTGCAGGCTCCGGACCAGCTGGTGCAGGTTACTGGACTCTCGGTATTTTAACAATCGCTCCAGACTCAGCTTCTGACGAACTCGTTTACGATCAAAGAATTTAATAGGAGATTGTTAAAATGACTACAAATAATGTTGATAATGCAGTAAAGCAAAAAATTATTTCCGACTACATCAAGACCCCACAAGGTCGTGCTAAGTTAGCCGCTTCTATGACTCAACCACTCCGTTTGAGAAGAGATTATACCTCCGTTGGTCGTAAGACTTTCTTGGTAGAACAACTTCCTGACGGTGCTTTGCCAATCTATGACAAAGATCCTGATGTCACAGCATTCGTAGTTGGTGAAGAAGGTGAAAACATTCTCGCTATCACCAAGCCAAGAAGAGTGATTTTCCCTCTCTTTGAAATCGCTTCAAATCCTGAAATTCCTTTAACACAAATTAAGGAAAGACGCTTTGACTTGATCGAAAGAGCCCAAGATTTAGCTAGAGCTCAAATCCAAGCTGCTGAAGATGAAAGAGTATTCGCTATTCTTGATTCTGTTGCTACTCAAGGTTTTGATTCTCTTACCAATCAAAATGCAGATATTCCTGTTGTAGCTCCTTTAAATGGTGCTGTACTTGCTGATGCTTATTCTTTGATCGAAAGACATGATCTTCGTGTTGCTCGTGTATTCATGAATGCTCGTGATTATGCTGACATCAGAAAATTCGGTCGTGACATCTTGGATATCGAATCACAAGCTGCATTATTGAAGACAGGTCTTCAGGCTACACTTTGGGGTGCTCAACTTATCACCTCTCGTTTAGTTCCTGTCGGTACTGTTTATGTATGCTGTGAACCAGAAATGTTCGGTCGTATCCCAGTTCGTACTGAATTGACCGTTCTCTCTGCTGATGATCCTAAAGCTCGTACAATCGGTTTCTCAGTGTTTGAAAATCTCGGTATTGGTGCTTACAATCCTCGTGGTTTGGCTCGTTTGACCGTTACTCGTTAATAGTTAAACACTCGGTTTTATCGTGGGTAAAAAACCCCATGAGCCTTAAAAAGCTCATGGGGTTTTTTATTTTAATTTGAACCGTTCTCCTATAATCAGAAAAAAGAATTTGCAAAGATAGTATATATAATGTAATGTATACCTTAATAGGCTTTTGGTTGTTGGAGCTTATTGTTGAGGGGATATATAATGATATATTCTCTTAATAAATCTTGCATAGTAGAATATAATAATGTATATTAAGTATTAGATGGGTACTGCGTTGCTTTACTTATTTGTTTTGTTTGTTATAAGGGGAGATAGAAATGTCTCCCCTTATAATTTATTCTGAGCTATCTACTTTCTTGTCGTTTCTTCTGGTAGATAGCTTTGTGTTTAAGAGGGGTGTATGAATTATTTTCATACACCCCTTTTTTTATAATTAAAAAAGATAGTAAAGTAGTATAATGCTTATATGAGTATGTATATATAATACATAATGAATCTAAAAGGAGAATATCCAATGTCTGAGATTAATTTTTTCAAAGGGACTTTTATTAAAGTTCAAGCATCAACAACCATTCATTTAGGTAAGTTAGAAAGAAATCTATATCAAGGAGATATAGTCGAATTTGATGGTGTTACCTTAAAGATTGGAAATGAACAAGTAGTAATGCCTGAATTAAAATCAGGTGTAAAAAGAGGTTGGTTAAAGATTGTAGACGAGACACCTGTTGTAGTACAAGAAGTAGCTGCACCAGTAGTACAAGAAGAAGCACCTAAAGTACCAACTGCAGGAAAACCCAAAAAAGAAATGAAAGTTCAAAACATTTATGACGAAGAAAAGTCCGTTCATAATGTAAAGAAAGAAGCTACTGAACAACCTGCAAAGAAGTTCCCTTTAAAGGTAGAAAGTCAAGATGATGATATTCGACCAGTACACAAGGTAGATAGTAAGAGTGGAGCAACAGTAACAGGTGCAACAAGTGCAATGGATAATGTTTCAGCACAACAAGGTGCTGAATCAGTTAAGATTCCATTAAAGACAGCATCTAAGCAAAAATTAGTTATTTCTGATGGTAGTCAAATTACTAGAGAAATGGCAAAGTTAGAGAATTTATCTCGTGATGCTGTTATTAAGAAACCTGTTGTTGTAGTAGATCAACAAGAAGCTGAAGTTGTAAGTAAAGTAGGTCAAGCACCAGTATCTGTAGAAGAAGATAATTTTGAAGATATTGAGTTATCTGATTCTGATTCAGATTTAGAAGTATCTATTGAAGAATTATCTGAAATTATCAATAATGATTTACAAGAACTTGATAGTGAAGAAATTGTACCTGAATTAAGTCAATTTGAACAAGACTTACAAGCAGTACAAGCATTAGAACAAACATCACCAACAGGTGCAATTATTACAGGTACAGATACAAGTAAAGTAGTATCTGTAGATGGTATTGATTGGGATAAATCAAAGCATTGGCAACATCGTGTTAAGTTAGCGATTGAAAAGTATAAAGACAATCCTGATATGATGGATAAGATTAAAGCGATTGAAACAGATGGTGTAGTGAAAGCGATTGAAAAGGCTTTAGCTAATCAATAATAAGTTTATAGTCTCCTTTTATATATAAATTTCAATAAGGAGACCCCCCCTATGAATACCCAAACTTTAAATCGTATGATTAAAGCATCTTACTCTGCACCAAACGGTGCTCAGTTAAGAAAAGCCTGTTATGGCTTATTATCTGTAAAAAGCCGTAGAGCTTCTGAAAATCCAGCTGTTGCTCTAGAACAAATCGAAGAGTTACCTAAGCAAGAACAAGCTAAAGTAAAAGCAGATATTATTGCTAAAGCTTTAGTAGAAGAATCTGCTAAGGATCAAGCTAAGTTAGAACCTTACGGTTTAAAAGATGTTAAGAAATTTGTTGCTCAAAATCATTTGACACCAGAAGCTATTGAAAAAGAAGTAGAAAATGTTGATCCTATGGTTAAAAGAAGTGTTGAGGATCAAATATCTTCTCCTAAAGAAGCAGTTTCATTAGCAAGTACCGTTATTAGGTCAAGAACTTTTGAAGAATTAGCTGACTATTTAGATATGCCTTTTGATTGGCTTCAATCAAAAATTGAAAACATCAACTATTTTAAAATTGTTGTTGTTTGTATTGCTATTAAATATGTAGTACTTACAGCAATAGGTGCAGCTGCAACTGGTGCTGGTGTAGGTACATTTATTTTAGTAGGGATTTATTTTGTTGCTAAGAAATTAGCTATTCCTCTAATAATTTATTATTTTTTCGGAAATGTTATTGACTGGATTCAAAAGAGATTCAATATGCTTTTGAGTTGGGTACTTCTTCTTGTACCTAGAGTCTTTATTACCATTTTTAAAGGTATGGGTTGGCTCATAGATAGTGTATTACATAGCCTTAAAGGTGCTTTTAGTAGATTTTTCAGTCGCCAAGCTAAAATAGCTATGCAATCCCCCCAATTTAGAAAAGCTTATTATAGCATTTAATACTTATTAAATAGTCTCCCTTATTCTATATATATAAATTTCAATAAGGAGACCCCCTATGAATACTCAAACTTTAAATCGTATGATTAAAGCATCTTACTCTGCACCAAATGGTGCTCAGTTGAGAAAAGCCTGTTATGGCTTATTATCTGTAAAAAGCCGTAGAGCTTCTTTAAAAAGTGCAGATGGTCAATTAATGGAACAAATGGAACAACTCCAACAATTACCACAAGAAGAACAAGCTCAAGTAAAAGCAGAAATTGTAAAAGAATCTTTAGTTGTTGCATCCAAAAAAGCACAACAAAAAGGTAATCAAATGGGTTTATTACATATTCGTAATTTCTTAGCCAAAGAAGGGATTTCTTTGGAAGAAATGGCAGATATGGTAAAAGAAGTAAAAAATCAAAAAGAATTGTTAAATGCTGCTAGAAAAGTAGCTAAAACAGATGTTGAGATTATTGTTCTTTCTGGTAAAATTGCTAAATCTTTTAGTTTTGAAGAGGTTGCTGATTATTTAGATATTCCTATTGATTGGATACAAAGACAATTTCAAGATACAAACTATCTCAAATTAGTTTGTCTTGCAGTATTGGTTTATACTCTCGTAGGAATTATTTTTGCAGGTGCAGGTGCTGCGCTACCTGTGATCGTAGGTGCTGGTGGTGTAGCTTTATTCGCTTTAAAAGGTATTGGTGTAGCCATGATTCCTTTACTTTTAGAATTTCTCTTAGGTAATGTTGGTAAGTGGTTACAAAAGAGATTTGGTATGTTATTAGGTTGGGTTGCTACTATTATACCACGAGCTTTTGCTTTGATTGTAAAAGGTGCCGGTTGGTTATTGGATAAATTCTTTAGTGGTGTTGGGAGTGCTTTTAGTAGTTTCTTCAGTCGCCAAGCTAAAATCGCTATGCAATCCCCCCAATTTAGAAGAGCTTATTATAAACTTGTTTAAATTTTAATTTATACTCTGTTATTTATATATGAAAATGAAACTATTAGGAGAAAAAGCTAATGCGATATAATAAATATGCAATGCCAGTAGATCCTAGAGTCTTAGAAAAAGATTTTGAGACGGATACTACGGTGAATTTAAATAGTCTATTAAGGCAAATTGAGAAATTATTTCCTTTAAAGAAAGCAAACCCTTTATATCTTAAATTAGTTAACAATGCTTTTTGGACACTATGGAAACAGATTGATCATAAATTAGGTATCAATTTAAGAGATCGTGAAAAATTAGTTCCACACTTTACCTTAATGGGTGAATTAGTACCCCCTAAAGATTTGAAATTTGCTTTTCGAGGTGCCCGTCTATCTTCTTACGATCCCAATCTTTTAAGTAGAACTTACCCTAATATTAAAAAAGATGAAGTTATTAAATCCCCAAAAGACCCTGAAGTATTAGCTCATTTACAATCATTAGCTTATGGTTTAAGATCTTGGTCAGACGATAAAAATGTTGCTAGAAATTGGGCTCTTGGTAACAAAGGAAATGTTATTGACCCTACAAAAGATAAAGTCGTTTTTATTTGCAAAAAACCTAATGTCTTATTTGATGTTGGTCGCTACTGGGATGCTCTTGATAAACATCAGTATGAAGAAACAGAAAGATGGGATAACCAAGATAAAGCTCCCTTTGATTATAATGAAAAAATAATCTACCTTAAAAACCCTAAAATTAAAGAAATTCATTTTGGACAATCTACTGGCATCTGGTATGTTGTAGTTTCCGAATCATAAATAGTATTTAATTTATAATCTTCTCTATGTTTATATACACACAATATAGAGGACTATAATAAAATGAAAAGACAAGCATCAAGCCAAGCATCATGGTCTTTATTAGCTGAAGGTGTTACATCAGCAAGAGTTCAAGCACATAGAGTAAGAGCATCTGTTATTCAATTACAAAATGCTATTAAAGGTACTCCTTTAGAAGAAGAACTTCAAAGATTATGTGGCGATGTATTACTAGCTATTCCTAGAGCTGCAGAAGTTATTGAAAAAGAATTAGACAGAACTAATTATGCTTTAATTAAATTAGGTGAAGGTTTTTATCGTTCTCGTTTACCTATTGAAGATAGAGAAATTGTAGAAATTTCTTCTAAATTCAATCCTTATCCAAGTCCCAAAAAAGTTGCTCATAGATATCTTAATTCTAAGAGATAAATAAAATGACAGATAAGTATGGGTATAGGGTACCAGCACAAGAGTTAGCTGGTGTTAAGACATGGGTAGAAAAAGAAAAAGTAAAAAAACCTGCACCTGAAAAAGGTAGGGAACAATATGAGGATGGAAAACCTCAAAGGGATAGGGTATTGCCTTTACCTAGTGGTCATCCTGAAGGTCGTGATGTAAAAAAATATAGTCCAGGTGCTATGAATACACCTAGTGATAGCCAAGACAGTCCTTTAAAACCATCTAAACCTTATGCCTTATC